CTAAAGGAGCATGCCCTGCAGGGTGCTGGCATTGCGCTGCCCCTGGTCTTCGAAGTTGTTGTTGAAGACGACCTGGACCAGCTCAGCCTGACGCCGCAGGAGCTGGATCTGACTGGCCAGCTCACCCAATTCCTGGTCGGAATAGTCGTAGTTGAAGCGGTCGCTCGCTGCCGTCGCGCCCTTCACGTTCCAGGTTGCGCGATTCCGGCCGTGCAGCCGAACGATGGCGCGGTGTGGGGTCGTCACCTCCCATATCTGGGGGAGGCTGTTCTTGAACCCCTGCGGCATGTCCACGATGACGTGTGCAGCAACCAGTTGGCGCTCGAAATCCAGGGTGGCCGCTCGGTGCTCGCCGTCGAACCAGCGCTCCTGGCGGAACTCGGTGGAGATGTCCCACCCGGCCATGCGATCGGCGCATTCGTTGATGTGGGCATACCACGCCTGGGTCGGCACGACCCAAGGTGGAAACTGGAAGTGAACGGCACCCAGCTTGCCGGCGTCTCGCAGCGGCTGCAGCGCCCCCTTGAATTGACGCCACATCTCGTCGACCAGCTCGCCGGGCATGTCCGAGTAGTAGATGTGCCGGTTGGAAACGAAGTGGCCCTGCACTTCCTTTGCGATTGCCGGCGGCAGCGACTTGGCTTCGGTCTGATGGCCGGTGAGGAGGCGGAAAGCCTTCACGTTGAAGGTGAAGCCCTTCGGGGTTCGCTCGGCCCACAGCATCGAGTTGCGCATCGAGGGCATCGCGTAATAGCTGGAGTCGACCTCAACCATTGGGAATTGGGAGGCGTAATAGCGGAGGCGGTCTTCGGCGCTGCTGCAGCCTCTAGGATAGAAGCGCTTGGACGAGATTAGGGTCTTGTCCGTCCAGCTGGCTGTGCCTACCTGGACGCGGCCGGTCACGGCGACTGGGGCGGGAGCGGGATGTTGTGTTTTGCCAGCAATGCGTCGATTTGCTGGTTGACCCACTCGTAGTCTTCGGCCGATGCATCGTCCAGAATCACGTCCGACTCACCCGCGAAGGCGGCCCAGAAGTCGCCCGACACTTCACCCGACGGGTCGGGCTCGTCCTCTCGGGTGTCCTTGACCAGATCGGGAATCGCCCGATCGAGCGCGGCGAGGAGCTGCTGAAGTTGTTCGCGGGTCTTGGCCATGGCCCCAAGGTTACATGCCCGATGTCAAGGCCGCGCCAAGCGGCGCGCCCGCTGCATCTCGAAAGAGTCGATCAGTAGCGGCGGCGTTGGCGGACTTTACGCTTGCCCACCCATGGCAAGTCCTGATGGGATGGCTCCGCAGCTACGGCGTCATTCCCCTGGAGATGCCCAACGGGTTGCCCGTTGGGAAGCGCGTAGCTACCGCGCTCCTGCGGCAAGACGAGCCGATGCATCCTGGACCGCAGGAAACCGGTTACCTGCCTCTTCGCCCAGGGCAGCGAGCCCGGACCGTGCGGACCAGGGTCGCGCGCGCCCCGCTCAAACGTGAACACCCAGCCGCCGTCCACTTTACGGAGCGTCGCCAAGGTGACGTGCCCATTCGCGCTCTGCGCCAGCAGAACGTCATGATTGCCAGGTGGCGGGCAGACCCATATGAGCATGCCGCCAGCCTACGCCGGCGGCGTCTCAGGTCATGCGAATCGCGTGGACCCCTGTAGAATGTTACGACCTGACGTGCGGTACTCGGAGTAACAAATGGATTTTGTAGTCGACATCGGCGGCAAGGACCACGTCCTTGATTCAGACGATCAGTACCTGTCGCAGGTTGGACGGGTGTTTGAACCCCAAACGGTCGCTCTGTTTCGTGTGCTCGCGCCGCAGCCCCGAACCGTCCTTGACGTCGGCGCCAACGTCGGTTGTACGGCGCTCCTCTTTGCAGACATGTCCAAGCGCGTTCACGCGTTTGAACCGTCGACATCGACCTTCAGTTTTCTCGCGAAGAATACCTCTTCCGTGCCCAACATCAGCATCCACAATCTCGGGCTGGGCGCCAAGCATCACCGAAGCCAGATCACCTTCAACGAGCAAAACCGATCAGGCGGGTTTGTGTCCATGGGGACGACGACCAACGAAGGTCACGTTACGGAAACGATCGAGATCGAGACCCTAGACCGCTTTGCTCGAAGGCACCAGGTGGGCGACATCGATTTCATCAAGCTCGATGTCGAGGGATACGAAGCTCACGTGATCAAGGGCGGCAAGAAGACCCTCCGCAAAAACCGGCCGACAGTCACCCTCGAATTGAATCACTGGTGTCTAAATGCGTTCCAGAGGACGTCCGTGCCGGACTTCTTCGACTACCTTCGATCGGTATTTCCGGTGCTCTACGCCGTTGAGCGTGGAACCTATCTAAACCTTCACGATGCTCGGGAGGCTTATATCGCCATGTACTTCCACATCGTCCATGGGCAATACAAGTCGCTCGTGGGAGCCTATTCGACTGATCAGCTGGCCGCCTTCCTGGCAAGACATGAGCATCGGAGCATCAATCACTAGGCTGATCGCGCTTCATCCAGGCGAAGGAAGATTCCGCTGCGAATTTGGCGCGAAAGAATTGTAGAAGGACGCCCATTGGGGATCGCTAGTCGCAACGGTCCCGAGGTTCTCGTAAGCGCCAGCGTCCTGGGGGCTTGCGAAATACGTGATGACGACCGAATTCGTGGCATCAGCGAACTGGACATTGACGTCCATCATCCCTCCTAGATCGAGTAGCCATTGATGATGATGCCGGCAGACGTAAACGTGCCGGAAGAGACATTGCAATTCCACCAAAAGGTCTGCGGCGTCAATAGGGCGATGCCGTTGACTTGAACATTGAGCTGCCCGATAGATCCGGAGTTACCCGCGGCCTGAGCGCCCAGGATCGATCCGGTTGATGTGATGTATAGATTGACGAGAGTGTTTTGCGCGCTTGCCCCACCCTGGCACTGCATAGCAGTATTAATTTTTCGAGCATTTTTCGGAACGATGGTTGCGATGTTAACCGCCGCAAACGTTCCTTGAGGGATCGCGGTCGTCGTCGTCACCGCGTTCGTTCCAGCAGTGAAAAAGTCTCGATCGATCTGCGCACCAATGACGAACTGTCCGCTGCCATTGGTTGGCCACACGCTGACGAGGCCGCTGGCCGTGTATCCCGATGGCATATTCGCGCCGCCATAGACGGCTGGGGCTGCCGCACTCGTCGCGTTGACCGCGAGCAGCGCTGATGTGCCTGTCGTCGGGTTGTAGATCGCGTATAGGGCAACGAAACCGCTGACGGGCGCGCTACCGGTATCCATGCCACCAGCACCGGTGGTCGCTAGATTCACGGTCTTGTTGAACGACGGCAGCACGTAGGTCAGCCCCGTTAGGCCAGTTCCGACCACGATCTGGTCAGCCGTCATCGTCAAGCTGCTGGATGCCGCGGTCTGATTTACTGCGAGGTTCCTTGCCTGCCCAATGACCGCAATCGACTGTGCATGAATTGCGGCCTTCAGGTTGGTAAGCAGCGTTGTCGTCGTCCCGTCATCGGTGGCGTTCTGGCCAGTCGAATCGACGATGAGCTGAGCGACGACAGCGGCCATGATCGAGCCCTGGCGCCATGCCTTGTTGCACGCGGCTGACTGAGCAACGCCCGAAGCAAATCCAGGCCCTAGAGCCGCGAGAGCTGCGTACGCGGCCTGCGACAGGACATTCGCTCCCGACCCCGCGGCGAACGGGAGAAAGTCATTACTTGCCATGTGTGGTGATCTCCAGAAACGAGAAAGCCGCCCGAAGGCGGCTTGGTTGGAATGCTTGTCGAGAAGGTTAGAGCTGAGTTGCCCAAGCCCCTACGTCCCAGCCCGACACGTATTGGTTTTCCATGTCGAAGCCGAAGATGGGCGCACCGGATGAACTGGTGACGATGTACGAATTGACGAGAACGCCCTCGGGTTTAAGTGGGATATAGCCGCCCTTAAGAAGCGCAAGCAGCACAGCTGACGGAATGACCCCGGACACGCCGAAGGTCATGGTCATGTCCTGGTTGTCTTGGATGAAAACGTTTGTGCCGTTGTCGAAGATCTGATTGAGAATCGCGGCCGACGTGCCCAGCGTTCCATCCCAGTGATTGGCGCCAATCTTGGCGCGTATCAAAATCCGGTATGTGCCGTCATCCAGCAGCGTCACGCCCGTCGACGGGTCGAATGGTCCTTGCCACACGCCCTGGTCGAATCCGACGCCAGCGATGTCGAAGGAGAAGTAGACGCCCGTCAGGGGCGTATTCACGCGCCGGCTGACACCTACCCAAAGGCCGATAATATCGAGCTGGTCGCCTACGGCCTGATCCAGATCGAAGGCTGGGATTAAGCCACCAAGCGCGTTCTGTTGGTCAACAAAGCACTGCGCAACGGCCGCAACCATTGCGCTGAACTTAGGCTTGTCGGCGTGTTCTGACGTGATCAGGCCGACATACTGGGAGACGTCAGCCATCAGGACACCGTGAGCGTGACAGCGGACGGCGTGCAGGTCGACACTTGGTTGAAGGCCAGCGGCACATCTGGAACGCCAGCGCCCCCCGGACCTGTAAGCGTCAGCGCCGTCAGCTTGAACGTATTGCTGTTCGGTACGCTATTGGCTGCAGTGATGGCATCAGCCCACTCCACCGTACCACTCGATCCGCCACCAATATCCACGCCGTTCACGTAATCGGAGACAGCCTGCTGCACCGCCTGGCCGATTGTCGTGCTGTATCCGGCCAGGGCCTTAAGCGAAATGGCCACAGTGATCGGTTGAGCGGTAGGTCGGAAGAACCTGATGGTGATCGGTCGTCCATAGATGTCCGTGACGGACACGGAGGTCGTGCCGTAGGTTCCGGCCCCTGGTGTCTTCTTTGTGGCGATGGCATTGGCGATAGCAGTCGCGTCGCCACCGTCAATCACCATGGAGATCGAGTGGGAGGGAATGCCATTGCTGTCCGTCGCGTTGGTATCGTTCTCGTAGGCGCGCAACCGATCGACGCCAGTGATCGAGGCAACCGAACCAACGATGCCATCCAAAACGGTCAGCGAAGGAATGGCTGTGGATACCGTTTGACGATAACGAAGATCCGCATCGGACTCGACCGGCTCTCCGGGTGTCGCGTCAGAGGGATTGGTCACCGACTGCCAGCCCAGCGTCGGCGTCTTGATGACGGTCACTGAGCCCGCTGGGGCATCGATAGCACCGATGACCGAGCTTGTGGCTGTCACTGTGATCTGGCCGGCGGCCGGGATGACAACTGATGGAGGAAGCGCCCACTGGTTACCGTTCGAGTCCTGCACGATGCCATTGGTGATCGTCACGCCAGCCTGTCCGGTGATCAGGACATCTACCGTGGAGAAGCTCGATACGGCACGCGCAATGCCGTTCAACTTCACATTGTTCGACAAGGCCGCACCCTGCGATGTGGCCGGGCTCATGCTCTGGTAGATCTGGATAGCTACTGCATTGGCGTCGTTGATGGCGCTGGCCACAATGCCTAAGAACTGGCCGTCCTGGCTGTCTGGGTCCAAATAAATGTCAGCTCCGTAAATGGACTGAAACTGACTTTGCAGATATGCCAGCACGTCGGCGTAGGACGGCGCGCTGATGCCCGTCGACGAAATGATGGGAGCGGTCGTGGTAATCACAGTGTCGTCTCTACCGTAGCCGGTCCATAGATGGTGGTTATGCTTGCCGAGACGCTGAAGCGTCGCGTGTTGGGGTCGACAGAGCTGCTATACGAATCCAGGGATTGGACGCCCTGCGTATTGACGATCTGTTGCTTGATCACGAAGTCCCTGATGTTCTGCGTGTACTTGCCAAGGACTTGTGTCCGCCATGGCAAGCCCGCGGACGTATCGAGGAACCACTCCCCAGAAAACAGCTCAAGACGCGTCTGCACAGCCTGTGCCACCGCTTCGGGTTGGTCTCGATAAAAGTCTGATTGCCCATGACCGAAGACGTAGTCGCCGTTGGCGTCGAGCTTTCGATAGCGCACGGATGCTCCTAAACGAAAAACCCGCCTTGCGGCGGGTTTGGGATCACTTCAGGTCGGGCCTGTCTTTGGCTAATCGCAAACATTGGTTGTAGGTATGCAAATCCAGCGTTTGACGAAATCCGGTTTCGTAGTCGCAGCGCTCCCATACCATCTGGCTTACTGAAGGGTCGGCATACAGGTCATACCAGGCCTTCCATTCGCCCTTCTGATACGTGATGCATTTGTCGTAGAGATCGGGCTTTGCTTCAGATTTCGCGAGGCCTGCGCACTGATCCTTGATGCCTCGCCAAATGTTCTTGAGCTGCTCATCCGTGTAAAGGACGTGCTTGCCATCTGCATGCGCGAGTGAGCACAGAACGAACAACAGTCCAACAAAAATTGCGGGGCTCAGTTTTTTCATCAGTTCACCGGTGTGGTGATAGCCGTGGCGCCCTGCGCCGTGTGCGTGTGGGTATTGTCGATTCGCTTGCCGTTCGCCGATACGGTTCCGGTGAACGTCGTGTTGCCATTCACATTGACCGGACCCGTCAGATTGATACCACCTGGGGCCACGATGTTGACAATGTGTCCCACCGGGTCTAGCTCAATATGCGACACCCCATCATCCGACCTAAGCTGCACAGTCGACGTGCTGATCGAGCTGAGCATCTTCGCTTGCGACATCGGTCCGACATGACACACCGCATCCGACAAATCATGCCTGCGGCTATCGTTTGGCGGCTGTATTCCACCGGACTGCTTCCAACCACCAATCGCGCGGCAAGCAAACGATACCCAGCACTCGTCGCCAGGTGCAATGGGAAAAGTGAGCGTTGCCCCACCGCCACGCGGAAAAATCACAGGAACGCCAGAAAGTACTGGGTAATTGACACTTTTCGGGGCCTGATCAGGCCCTGCAATCTGACCTTGCACACCAATCTGGACAGTCGCGGTATTTGTGCTCGCGTCGTAAGCAACGACGTACCCAGGCAGGGATGTCCAGACTTGAGAGAGCAGGCCTTCGATAGCGACGCGAAGCATTTCCTCTTCGTCGTTCCAACGCTGACGGTTATCCATTCTCTGGAACCTGTTCGTTGAAATTGCTCGTCAGAGGTGCCGTTCCATCAACCGCTGCGCACACGCAATCGGTGTACCAAGTATTCCCGCGCGTGTCGCCCGCATGAACAACTTGGAATGTCCTGTAGAAGCCGTCAGCATCGAAACTGGGAACGACCTCAGCTTTCTGATATTTGCTCGTCAATGTCAGTGACGCGATATCACTGTCGTTGAGCTGGATCTTGCTTCCAGCCTTGATCGCTGGGTTGAGCAGCATCTTCACGACCAAACCGCCGATGGTTTGCTGCGGCGTGCCGATCATTCCGGATGCCGCATTGATCTGCGGAACGGCGCCGGGAAGATAGCCCTTGATAGGGACGAAGTTGAGCTTTCCGTCCTCAATACTCCAGGTGCAGTTCTGTTGATCGGCGAGCGTCCTTAGGACGTCACGCGTCTGTCCATGCACCGTCTTGGCATCGGGAGCCGGGTTATTCGTGAAGTCAGGCTTGTAACCCGCTGTCACGCCAAATGCAGAAAGATCCTTGAGGCATCGTTGGTAGATATCGTCCGCGCTGTAGCCCTTGTCGATCGTCCAACTCGAGGTGGCCCAGCCGAATGCTTTGTCACCGTCCTGAGCCTGGATATCGATGAACGTGTCGGTCGCCGATTCCTTGCCGCGGCGAACCATGGTGATCTCGCCCGTAAAGATTTGCGCGATGTTGCCTTGGTATCCGGCGCTCAGCTTCACAGAAGTGAACTCATTCTGGATCAGCTTGGCAAGATCGTCGGAGACGTTGAATACCCGTGCTTCCAGCGTTTTAAGGGTTTGCACTGTGGCATTTTTTACCTCAAAACGGATGTGCAGGTCGGACAGATCAAACGCCTGCGTTTGGTTTCCGACGATGAGTGAGCAAGCACGAAGGTACTGCTGCGTCACGGCGTCACCACATACAGATGAGACTGTGTGCCGAGATTGGAATAGGTGGGCACTGCATCAGGATCGCCGTCAGTGGATACCCAAAGCTGGAAGCCAAGGCCCAAATAGGCATACTGCCCAATCAGATCGCACCCGGTGACCAGGGGAATTCCTTGCACGATGGGATTGCTGTTCACGTCGGCGATGTCGAGTACCCATTCAGAAGCGGCATCGCGCCAGATCAACGTGAAAACGTAGGTGACGGTGAGGATGACTACCTGGAACGACTGCGACTTCCCAGACGTCGGGATTTCGTTGATGGTCATGAACCACTTCCAAGGAATCCAGCAAACGACGAAAGAACGCTCTGCGACACGGGTTTGGGCTGCACCGTTCCGTTGTTCACGACGGGGGCGGTCTGCTCTGGGCTGGCCTGGTTGGACGGGTCGACCTGAACCTCCTGGACGTTGACGATGAAGATCTCCTTAAAGGTGATCGTCACGCTCAGGATGTTCTCGCTGTTCTTGTCGGTGATTTGTTCAATCGCCTGAATCAGCATATTGCTGTATGGCCGCTTCCCCGTCTGGAGGGTGAATGGCTGCCGGGAAGCCTGCAAAGTCAGTAGCTGGTCGTAGATGTCCTGAGGATCGCTGCTGATGATCCCGCCGCCACCGATGTCAAAGATGGCCCCGCTATTGCTCCATCCGTATCGCGCAGTAACCGTCGATGGAATCTTGTAGGCGTGGTCCGTGATCGCGGCGCCGTTCTGGATAGGGTGCTCGGTGATCGCCAGTTCATCGCGCGCGCGCTCTTCGATCGTGCATTGAGGGATGATGGTCCCGATTGCGCGCGACGTGCGCAGAAGGATGTCCTCGACCTCGCCCGCGATGACCAGGCCAACCGAAGAAAGGATGCTCACATCGCCGCCGTTGTCTGGAAGTTGCGTACAAGACGCTGGTTCACGGTGTCTTGCTCACGACCAACCGCCGATGCGGTTTCTTGGGCATTGCCAGAGCCGTAAACGTTGATCGTTGTCTGGGCGCTCAGATTCGCACCTGCTGCCTGCTGATACATGGCATCGCTGTACGGATTGCGCCCCTGCTCGTGCAACGTGATGGCCTGCATGAGCTTTGCCTTGGTGGCCACGTCGTTGAGGTTCAACTGCGCATCGGGGCTTACGCCCAGGCGCCCGGCGACATCAGCGATATAAGCACTGGTGTTGTTCTCGTTCGACGGCGCGTAGGTCGACACGATGTCGCGCACCGTTTGAAGCTTCTTGTGCCCAGCAGCTGCCGACTGACCCGTGAAGTACAGGCTCAGCTGGTTGCTGAGTGCATTGAGGCCATCTTGCGGCGTCGCGTAGGACCCAAAGGTGCCACCCGGGCCGGTACGAAGGTTTCCTGGATTGTTCTGGCGAAGGCCTAGCGGCTGTGATCCATCGGTCGCCGGAGCGGCATCGGGCTTCCCGTGCTCATAGGACTGCCCCGTGATCTGGTTCCACAGCTGCGATGCGGCCGCGCCAAAGGATGACGCGTCCTTCTTGACATCAGGCGTGATGCCACCACTGATCTGGTTCTTCAGCCAGTCGTAGCCCTTGGCATAGGCCGCCCCAACGGCATCGCGAGTTCCTTGCGTCTTCTCCAGCACCCACTGGACGGCTTTGCTGTTTTCGACCGCATGCACGACTTTCATCACCCACTCATAGGCCTCTTTCACGGCCGCGGTGAGTTCGTGCCAGCCTTCCACGATATGAGGCCACGCAAACTTGGCAGTGGCCCACAGATTGTTGAGGCCGTCGCCGATGAGATCGATGCCCGCCTTTGCCAAGTCGATCTCAGGCTTCCATTTGCCCCAGTCGATCAGGCTCTTGCCGCCCTCCTTCCAGACTTTGAAGTCATCCCAGAGCAGCGCCACAGCAGCGGCGAGCGCGCCGATCCAAGCGACAGGACCGCCCATGATGACGGCGGTTCCAGCAAGTAGGGCCGCACCCCATTCGGCAACGGTCTTGATGTTCTCCTTGGTGGAGTCGTCCAGCGAGTTCCACCGGTACTCAAGCTCGTCCAGAACGCCGATGATGCGCGTCCCAACCACCGTGCCGAGCACTTCGAAATTCGCCTTCATCTCTCGCAGGCGGATATTAAAGTTGTGGGACAGCTCCGTGGCACGCGTGACGTCGAGGCCGTATCGGCGAAGAATGGCGCGATACCGGTCGCTGAATTCGTCGGTTCCCTTGATCAGCGCCTGTAGCGTCTTCTCGTCGATGCCAAGAACGTTTGCCCGGGCATAGGCCTGGGCGTAGGGCATGGACCGGAACAGCTTGCCGAGGTCAGTCAGAAGAACGGTGGTATCGCGCAACTCGCCATTCGCATCGCGCGTCTGGATGCCCCAGGACTTGAGTAGGCTCTCCCCGCCGGGGTTAATGCGAAGGAACTTGGCCAGCGCCTCAATCGAACCTCGTGCCGCGTCAGACGAACTTCCGAGATTGTCGGCGGCGAAACCGAGGGCTTGGATGTTCTCTGCGGATGCCTTAGTGCGCTGGCTCGTGAAATACAGCTCTTCCAGACCATTGGCCATCTTGGACACGGCTGCCATCACGGCAGTCGCAGTAGCCACGGCAGCGAAACCGAGCGCCGCTACTTCCTTGGATACATTTTTGATGCCGTCGACGAACTTGCGCTCACCGGACGTATCGACCTTGTAGCCGAGGGAGACCAAGAATTCTCTGATCACCTCGGTGCTCATCGCCTCATCCTTTCCGCTTTGATTGCGTTTTCAGCAGCTACGTCGATCGCATCGTTAGCCCATGCGATGGCCTCAAGGTCTAACGTCCCGTCAATCAGGCTTTCCAGGCGGCAATAACCCTTTGTCACCGGCCTCATGAGCCAATCCTCACCATCAGGCAAGGAAGCCCAAACTACGCCGCCGTCGTCGGGGTATTCAGTAGGGACGCGGCGCTTCCTTGAAAAAAACTGCCGAGGTTCTCCGTGATCACTTTGGAGGCGATCTGGAGCATCACGCCCATGTCGATGTCATCGAACATCTGCGCCTTGTTGACGAAGATGTTGGCCCACGACGAGCCCTGCTGACGCTGGACGATGGCGAGGCAGGTGTCCAGGACGTAATCACAATCGGCGTCGGACATGCCGGCGATGGCATCCGCGATGGGCTGGAGAAAAGTCGCGAAGTCGTCGGTCTTACCCTGCGATGCAGTAGCCAGTCCGCCAAGCACCGGCGCAAGGCGCCGGGCGACGTGGAACTGCTGTCGGGCATTGAGCTTGCCGCTCCTGTACTGCTGGCCATTGATCTCGAAGTCCATCAGTACGTACCCAGGATCTGATCGATGTAACCGGCGTCAAAGACCCATTCCATCGTGCCGCCGTCTTTGGCGTACGTGTTTTTCGGCTGCTTCTTGAAGGCCACCGCACGGCAGCCGTCGTTGTCGCCACTGGCCGTGTTGTTGATGGTGATGATGTTGTTGCCCCACAGCGCGGATGAGGTGCTCTGCAGATCGTACATTGCCTGCAACTGGGCATTGACCGGCGATGTCTTGAGCAAGCGAACCGTGACGGTGCCCGACTTGCCAGCATGAAGGCTGTGCATCGGCGTGCCATCGGCACCCACCGTCATGTTGTTCTTGTCCTCGGTCATCTCAATGTCGATGCCCTCTTCAGCAGCACCAGCACCATTGCCGAGGTTGAACGAACCGCCCGGGCCCGTAATGGTGGCCTGGACGTCGAGAAAACTATAAGCGCGGCCCATGGCGGCTCCTTAGCGGTTGACAGAGATGAGGACGTCGGAGAAATGCACGGCGCCGGCGAGCTTCACAGCAACCTGCGCGGTGGGTGCCTTGCGAGCTTCGCGGTCGGACTGGCTCTGGGTGGCCACCGGTGGCATATAGACGTAGTAGCCCTTGGTCAGGGTCTGGCCCTGCGAGATCGCTCCGAAGCCTGGAGAGTTCCACACGCCAGGCGCCATCAGCCCGTTGTTGACGCCTTCCTCGCAGGCCTGCTCGATCGCACCGGCAATCTGGTTGGTGCCCGCGTCGGTCTGAGGGATTTTGGTCGGGCTCGTATACAGCAGGTTGTAAACGTTCGTCTGGACGGCGTTTTGCAGCCAATCGAGGCCATGGCGCTCGTCGAAGAAGTCACCATTGCACATCACGCCCTGCTGGACGATGGCCGTGGAGTTGTTGAAGTTCACGAAGACGTTGCAATCCTTCGCATCAATCGTGGCCGCCTGCGTCTCATTGAGCGTCTCAGCCGCAACCGACGGCTCCTGCTTGAACTTCAGCGTGATCGTGCTGTTGTTGGCGGTGAAGTCCACTGTGAAGGCGCGACCGTAGAGAGAGGCCACGGCATAGGGGTTGCTGCTCGAATACTGAATAAAGGTGCGCGAGAAGTTCGCAGCCTGCAGCTTCGATGCAATATCCGTCGTCTGGGTCGGATCGAGAATGGCGCTCGACGACGAGGTGATGCCGTAGATGCGGCTAGGCGAAGAGGCCTCAATGTAGGTAGCCACCGAGATGTGGTCGCTATCGACCACCGAGGCATCAGCGACCATGAGCCCGTACCAGTCGCCATAGGGCGCGCAGGCCTGCACACCGGCCAGAAGGCTTTCGGCAACGACGCCCTGCACCGGCACCGAAGCGACGCCGGTGACCAAGCCCATCAGTCCCGAAATGTCTGTGCCCGAGCCCGGATTGCTTGCGTAGCTGACGCTGGACGATGCGCCGGTGGTCGAACTGACCACATCGAAGCGGTTGTAACTGGCGTTCCAGGTGACCGTCGCTGCACCGGCGAGCGCTGTGGTCACCGCCGATGCGACGCCGTTGAGGTTGTTGACCGCGGACAGGTTGATCGCTGTCAGCGTCTTCAGCGTGCCGTCGATGGTGATCTTCATTCCGCCGGAGCTCACAGCGGTGAAGTTGGCGATAGCCTGCTGGGCTACCGAGAGAACGCCGCCATGCAACACACCAGAGGTGGCCGTCTTGGCCCAGCGACCGATGTAGAGAACGGAAGGCTGCGGCGACTGCGAGAAGAACAGACTGGCGGCCAAGTATTCGGGCGCCGTCGAGCCGAAGTCGGCGACAACGCCATTGATGGTCGTGTACTGACGCACGCGCTCGTTGGTATCGATGACGGCCGACGATCCGAGAATCAGCAGCGCACCGAAGTTACGCACCGCCGCCGCCAGTGGATTGAGCGTGACCTGTACGTTGACGACATCGCTGACGGAAAGACCTTTCGACATGGGGATGCTCCGTTAGTCGTGAGTATCCGTGTCGATCTCGAAGGGAGCCGACAGGATGTTGAGAATGGGATAGCTACGTTCCACCTTTCGGCGGAAGCGGATCGCGACGTCGAAGCGGCGGACCCATTGCTGGTTGATGAGTTCGGGCGCGGCGATCGGTTTACCGACGTCGGTAACTGCGATCCCCTGCGGCGTGAGCTGCTCGCGGTTCTGGGCGATGTACAGGCCATCGCGCATGACCTTCGCGTTCATCATGCTGTTCGGGCCGTAGAAGCTGGCCAAAACGATCAGTGTTTCGTGGACGGCGTAGTTATCGTGGCCGTCACCGGTGCCGTCGTGCTGCTCCACCGGGTAGTCGTCCGGGTCCATGTTGGTTACACCAATGGCGCACCAGTCCGTGGACGGCTCGGGCTGCTTTGGAACCGTGGCCTGCCAGCGAGGGCGGACCATGGATCCTGGCAATCCTGTCACACCAACAACCACCTGTTGCAACAGCGCGTCAAGCGCATCGCCTTCCAGTGGCTCAGGACTGCCCGCCGGCAGGATGTAACCGCCGGTCGAGGAATCGTTGGGCACTACTTAGCCTCCGGAGAGCTTCACTGGCGTACAAAGCGCGGCCGTGAAGCCGGCGCCGTACGTCGTCCAGTCCGAGATGTTGAACACCGTGTACCAGTCGCCTTTCCACTGCACGAGGTCAGCATCGATGCCATCTGACCCCGCGGTGAGCGGGAACCGCGAATGGACCATGATCGACCCAGTGACGTACGAGCCTTCCGGGAAGCGTTTGAGGATGTCGCCCTGGTCGTTTGTCACCACGCCAGAGAAAGGCGTGTCCGTAGGGGTGTTCGTTGCCATGCCGCCATTGCTCACCGTCTGCGCATTGCGGCGACAAACGAGCGTGCGATCGACGAACTCGCGCGAGAACAGCAGGTGAGTGACGTTGAGTCGAGGCATGGGCTACTTCTTCCGAAGGACGTAGGTGATGGCGTTTCGAAGCGATCCGGTGTCAATCAGTGGCGTCGTTCCCGTGCGCCCCCGACGGCGGCGCGCGGCAAGCGTCGAATGTGCCAGCTCAGGAGCGATACCGGAGTTGATCTTTGCCTTCACCGCGTTTGAGGCAACGATGCCGGCCCTATGCAAAGCCTTGTCCGCAGCCTGCGCGTTACCATCCATGGCGTCGCTTGCACCCTTCTTCAGCTCGTCCGTGGCGGCCTTTTGAGCCGACTCCACGCCAGGCACGAGAAACGGACGCGCCGGAAGGTTGTTCACCGGCGAGCCCGTTTCCTGAATATATCCAATCGTGGCGTTGTTGATGGGCTCCCCGTCCTGACGCTCAGTCGTGGATGCTGGGATGCCGATCAGGACTTCGTTGGACGCGAGCTGCTGAATCGACCTCAGGACAACCGACACGTTGTCCTTGGTCATCTTCACGCCCATGGCTTAAAACTGCCGACCGCCGGCGCCGATCATCCGCGCGAACTGCAGGAACTGGATGCCATAGCGGCTCATGTTCCAGAAACCGCCATCCGTGAGGCTGACGGTGCTGGGGTCATAGCTGACCGAAACCTTGTCGACCGCCTTGGCCGAAGTGGCGCCGGTGACCTCGCCGGGCGTATTCCCATCGGCCACGTCTTCCGAGGCCTGCGCGGCGAGCACGAGATGATGACAGGCGAACAGCTCCTGGCCGATCACCCACCACGCACCCCAGAGATCCTCCGGAAGCGTGACGGCGGCAAGGCCAAGCCACAGATTGACGCCCGAGTCCGGATACGCAGTGGTATCGGCGAACTCGGGGAAATCAGTGCGCAGCTGGTCGGCGGTGACGGTCATGCTCAGCTCTTGGCGGCGGCCTTCGCGGCCGCAGCGTCTGCCTTGGCCTTGGCGGCGGCCTCGGCCTCTTCGTCCGTCTGGGTCACGCCCTCAGGAACGTCGGCCGAGTGTGCCTGCGTGTACCAGTGCTCGGCAATCTCTTCTTCCAGGCGCTGGATGCCGGCTTCGATCTTCTCCTTCACCAGCTGACCATCGCGAACGATGGTCAGGGTGAAGGCCTTCACGACGTTGACGAGTTTGCTGGCCATGGGTCAGATCCCGTCCACGTAGCCGAGGGTCTCGCCGTACACCACTTCCACCACACCCAGGCGGCCGAAATAGGTGGTCAGCTGGTGGATGCCGCGGTACTCCAGCGGGGTGCGCTGCAGCGGGACCAGCGGGAAGCGGACCAGGTTGCGGTCGTTGGTGTAGGCCACCATGCGGTTCTTGTTCGACGCACCGCGATTGGCGAGCCACTTCAGCGGCTGGATATCCAGCGGACGGCCATTGATGCTGTTGCAGATGGAGTTGTTCTTCAGGAACTCCAGGATGCTGATGTTGCCGGCCGAGCTGATCAGCGTGCTAACCAGGTAGCTGAACTGGATGGGCGGCAGCAGCAGCTTGTCCGGGCAGCGGGCGAAGCCAGACGACTGCCACACCGCTTCGAGCAACGTGTTGACGTCCGCCAGGATCTGCGCCGGCGTGGTGGTTCCGTTGTTCCAGTTTCCCGTGACAGCGTTCGTCACGCTCACTCCCGCGTTATTCACCAGGCCACTAAAGCCAAGCGTGGTATCACCGATGTAAACCTGCTCATCGATGTCCATGTTGTACTTCAGCTGCATGCCTTCGAACTTCTGCTGGTCGACCGGGCGGCCAAGCTTCTGTGCGGATTCCAGCTCAGGAATCGTCCAGCCCAGCTGCATACCCCAGAGGGTCAGCGGATTGGCCGTCTTGCCAATATCCAACTGAATACCGGTGATCGCGTTGGCATCCTTGCCGATCCAGCTCTTGCCGCTCGGCGAGGGACCGCCGGCCGCAGCGAAGCTGGAGTTGGTGAAGCTCGATACCTCATCAGCGATCGAAACGTCCTCGCGCAACTGGATGTCACGGCCCCAGGTCACTGCCGCAAGCGGCATGTGCAGAGTTTGGTCGAGCCGTTCCAGCTCGCCGATCAGGAACGAGCCCGAGCTGTCGATGGTGGCCGCGTCGAAGGTCATCAGACCGTCGCGCGTGTAGGCGCGCTTCACAGAGCGCGGAAGAATCAATTCTTTCATGGTGTTCGGTCTCCGAATCGCGCCCACAAAAAAACCGCCCGGAGGCGGTCTCAGTGCGTGGCAGCTTGTGGGTGGGATCAGATGTTGTAGGCGATTTCGACGTTACCGCTGGCGTCAGCCGGACCCATGAAGGTGCAGTTGGCGACAAGGATGGTATTGGTGGTGTCCGAGGCGGCCTCGATGCCACCGATCGGCTTGCCGGCAGAGGCATTCGCGACGCGCACGTACACCGGGCCGTTCAGCGCGGCGGTGCCTGCATTGAGCTGCACGGTGGCATAGCCGCGGCGCAGGACGTTGGCCGGTCCCGAGGTCGGCGGCACGGCCGTGCCGAGGCCTTCCTGGCTGGAATTGGCCGGGAACGGTTTCACCAGCAGGCCATAGATGGCGGTCGCCGCGTCACCTGCGCCGACCGGATCGAGCTTGCCGCTCACGATCTTGCCGAAAAGGCCGAAAGCCGAGAACGGGGCGGCCGAATCGAACGGCACCGTCTCAATGGTCTTGTTCTCTTCGCGGGACACCATGCCGGGAATGCCCGACGGCATGCGGAAAAGGTAAGCAGTCATAGTCGGATAGTCCTCAGCGCTTGGAGTAGAACTCGCGGTTGCGAGCGTTGATGTCGGACACGGACGTCTGGCGGCCGAAATCCTTGGTGGAGAGGCTGGCGCGGTGATTGCCGTCGTTATTCTTGGCGCGCATGACATTGGCCGCACCGATGAACGCGGCGTTGAGAACGGCCAGAGGAAGCTTGCCGAAATCCGCTTTGTGCCCGCCCAGGAACGGCGTGATGGCATCGCGGCCAGCGTCGGTTTGGTAGGCGGCGTCGAGGGCCCTGCGCTGGCACTTGCACAGCCACAGCGCGCGCTGCGCGTCCGTGGTCTTGGCGTCGAACGTCGGGATCTTGGTGCCAGGCGCGAGGATCTCGGCCAGGGCCGGGATGTTCTTGGCGCTGTCGCCCGTGTATAGCTTCACGCCCGCATCGCTCAGCTTGCCCGCGGTCTCGGCTCCGATGACGGTGTCCATGGTTTCGTCACCATCCTCATCGTCGTCTTCGTCGTCACCGTCTTCATCCTTGGCTTCGAGCTTGTCCATGCGCTTGCCAATGTCTTCAAGGGCGTCGAGCACCTTCTTCAGACCATCCTCTGTCTTCTTGTCCTTCTTTTCCTTGTCGTCCTCTTCGGACTCTTCGTCCATGGACTCCGCCTCTTCGGCGATCTTCTCGACCTCGTCGGCGTCCTTGGATTTGAATGCCGCACGGATGCGATCCGCGAACGAGAGCTTCTTCTTGCTTGCCATATCTTCGTCTCCGATTGCGCACCGCGGGCCGCAACGGCCTCGTTCAACCAGTGCGACGTGGTTGCCTAGGATGTTGCGCTGTGCCGCGCGCCCCGGTTGCTGCTGTTCGTAGTCGGCTTCGTAGCCGTTGCTTACTTCTTCGATCCCGTCTTTCTGGATGGCATCAATGGCTTCCCGATCCGTGATGAGGAGATCGGCGAACATGAGGTCATCCTCGATGCCCTCTCCGCGCCGCACGTTGGACATGGTCCCCACGCGGTACTGCTTGATGTTGTCCGGTGTAACGAACTCGTCCGGGTGTCCCAGGGTGACCGGCTTACCCTCGAAGCTCGCGATGGTTTCCGGTCGGAACAGGTCTTCCGGACCGCGCGAGACGCGGATGAGCTTGTCAGGACCGCCGGTGATGGACTCGCCATCTTCGCCGGCGATCTCGCCCTCGGCGTATAGCATCTCGCCGGTGCGCGCCACCGGCACGTCCAGGCATAGCAGATAGCCTTCGGGCGTGAGAGACCGCTTCTCGCCGAGCTTGGCCACGGTGTAGTACCGCGAGCTACCGGCCGAGTTGAAGTCCGTGGTGCGCATCGACATTTCATTCGCCCATAAAAAAGCCCCGCCGAAGCGGGGCCGGTTTTGATTTTCTGAGGCCGTAGTTACGACTTACCAGCCTTGTCGATGATCTCATTGGCAATCCGGACAGCACCAAGGATTACTTCTTTAGTGTGCCCAGTAAGCTCAGCACGATTCGCCGTAGCGTACCCCTCAGGTAGCTGAGCAGCGACTATCTTTGCTGCAATGTCGATCCGCAGCTTCTGAATTTCCGTCAGTCCCTGTGACATCTGCGATCCTCGTCATGTTGGAGACCAAAAACTACCCCCGGTAAGGTCACTCTGGCAACACCGGCTCTGGGTAACACCTGCAGTTGTATATCTGCCCGGCGTGCGTGGTGGTTCCATCGGAAAGCGTCGGTGGGTCATCCCACCTGACGAACTTCCCGTTCATTTGCTTGTGGCTGTGGCGGACATCCGAGTCACCGGAGGTGCGCCATATGTAGCCCTCTGAACCGACATGCTCCGCGCGCGCCTGGGTAAGGGTCGATGCGGTACGTGCCACTTCGGTCCGCGCGATCAAGTTGGCGCGGCTCGTGGCCACCACACCCGATCGCGCGATCTCCTTGGCGAACTCGCTGGCCCGGGTCGAATCCTCTAGGCCCTTGATCGTCAGATCGTGCACGCGCTGAGCCGCCTCCAATGGAAGCGACTTGATCAGCGTGACTTGCTCGGCCAGAAGCGCCTGGAACAGCTCGCCCGTAGGCGCCGTCTGTATCTCCCGCCGAAGCTCGCGCGACATGTCCGCAGCAAGTTCAGCCCAAGACATCCGGTCGCGAGCATCCACCTCCATCAGCATCCGCGTGGCCGTGCGCGTCGCCCAGCCAGTGAGTGCTTCGGAGTACTTCTGCATCATGTCGGTGATCGTCGGCACCGCCGATGGATCACCAGCCGGAAAGGCGTCAATGAGATGCCCGACCTGCGCTGCTACCCGCCTAAGCTGCGCGGCGTACTGGATCTCCGCTTTCCGGCTTCGTACCTTCCCCCGGTTCTTGCGTCGATCCGTCGTCCGGAGCCGCTTCAGTGGGGTCCGGAAGAGCATCTTCAGCCTCGTTGATCAGGTCGTCGGTGACGTTCGTCCAGATGCCAGTGACCTCGCTGGACTGTTTCAGCTCCTGCAGGGCGGTCTTTTGGCTGATCAGGCCGGCGTCGTAGGCATCCAGGACAGCCGCCGTGGTCTTTTGGTTGATGTCCGCCTTGTCGCCATCCGACATCTGCTCGAGCGAATTGAACTCAAACGTGAAATCGTCGGGAGGTGCGATACCCAGTTCTGAGCGACACACAACGTCAAGAAGCTTGGTCACGCCAGGGCGAAGGCGGCGCTCCTGTTTCGATGTGATGCTCTCATGGTACTGCCGCATTTCTCCGTCACCGGTCGAGTTGAGACCGGCCGGCGACTGTCCGAATAGGCGGGTCAGCGGCGTTTCAGCGGCTCCTGATAGCTGCTGCCCAAACTGAAGCAACACATCATCAAGGCCGGCGAACGTGTACTGATGCGCATCGAACTCGTCTTCCGAGTCCAATAGCGTCAGGCCCTCGTTGGACTGGAACCGGCGAATCATGTCGATGTTCTTGGTGAGCGCATCAAGCGCCGGCCCACCCATCGCGATGATCTCGCGCAACCCCTTTACCTTCACCGTACGCAGATGTGCCTTGTAGACCAGCTGCGCGGCTCCCTGCGTTGTGCTGTCGAACGCCAATAGGCGATCAAAAAGCCGCTCAATAACCGACTGCCCCCACAGGTTCTCGGCGATCTTCTGCCAATACGGCAGGTCCACGCCGTCCATACGAATGACGCGGCTGTGGTGAATCCTCTGGCGCTTAAGCGCCATGGAGTCAGCAACCACGTCGTAGAACTTCGGCATGCCCATGTCAGGGCCGTATTCTTCGATCAACAGGTTCAGCGTTGGCTGCACTAGCCATCGATCGAGCACCAGCAGGCCCTTGAACTGCCCCTTACCAATGGAGTCGACGTTCAACGGCGTTTCCATCTTCTGGCCGTCAATGAGCATCACGGCTAGCGATCCGCCATACAGGCGAGCCCACTTCGTGTTATCGCAGAGACGGTCCCAAAGGTGCATCCGCTCGAACGCGGCGATGATCTTGGTCTGCTGCTCGGGCTTGAGCGACGAATTCAGGTCAATGCCTGCGCGCGTCATATCCTCCGCAATGCAGTCGACGACCGCGCCAACAATCCAGCTGGAACGGTACATCGCCTCCATCTGCACGCGGTTGCGGCTGATGAAGTCGAAGCCATATCCACCAGCCGACGACTGGTTGTTCGTGCCGATGCCGACGCGGGCCTCGAAGTTGGCGAAGCTGTCGCCCACAATGAAACGCTTGCCGGAACCGGCTTGCGCCTGCGCCTGAACCTGCGCGGCTTGATGTCGGCGCTGCCGGTTCTTACTCATGCTGCGAGCCTGGTCCAGACGTCCAGCGCACTGGCGCCAGGGTTGAATTTGATCATCACAGCATCAGCCAAGTTCGGCGATCGAGTGCCTTCCGGCGCTTTGTCGATCACGATCTTGCCAACGCCATTGATGGTGTAGGTGGGCTGCGACAGCTCCATGATCAGCTTCTGCAGCAATGGCAGGCGGCTGGAAATGGAGATGATGCTGTCCGGGTCAACGGTCATGCCCTCAACTACGGCGCGATAAGTCTGCTGAAACCGAATACGCAAAGCCCACCAGGACTGTGCCTTACGGTTGGCGAATAGGTCTTTGTTCTTTCGCTTCTGGACCATCTCGCCGTCCGGGTCATGGACTTCTCCCGAACCACGGAATGGCTCGGCGCGTCGCTGCGGTTCACCGCGCTCACGCCGTCCTTCGTTGATCACTCGCGCATCACCTCGCGCCCCGGCGCCAAGACCGTCAGCGTCATAGTCGAACGCCAGATAGTCGTGGGCATCGCAGAGTGCGAACGCTTGCTGCACCGTGCTGAAGATGTCACCACCCTTACCAGACCATTCCTCCAGCACATCCAGGAGGATGCCCTGGCCGCCGGCAAAGGCGTTCTTGTCGATTCCTTCGTCAGCGACGTCGAGCGCGCCGCGGCTCAGCCCCGTAACAGGGATGCCGAGCTTCGTGTGCGCGTCGATCGCTGCCTGCACCCAGGCCGAGGGAATCACCACACCCTCCACTGAGGCGGCGTAATCGATGTCCACTTCCTGTGCCAATGTCACCGGGTCCAGCTTGTTCCGCTGTGCCTCGTACCAGGCTTCATCCTTGCGCGGATCATCGCGCCAGTGAAACGTGAAGACCTTGGTCTTGCCGCTGAACCGTCGATTGGCAAACGAGTTGCCCCGACCATTCGGCGTGGAGATGTCCTGCCGGCAGTTCGTCGTCGCCGATAGCGACGCGTCCACCAGCTGCGGGCGAGCGAGGAAGGCCGACTCGTCCACGATGTAAAAGCTTGACCGGCCGCCGCGGCCAATACCGTCGCCCGCCTCGCCCGTCATGATCGAACCCGTCTCCGGGAACTGGATCTTCATGTACGAGGCGTGGATGCCGCGCTGCCAACCGCCGCGGAACTCCGCAGGCAGACCGGCCAAGAACATGCGTCCCTTCTCGAACAGCGAATCCGGGTCGCCGATGACGTCGACGTATTCCTCTTTGCGCGATCCGCAGCCCACGGTGATCTGTGGACGGAACAGGCAGACCGTGCAAGCCAGCGCCATCGTGAGCCACGACATTCCCATGTCGCGGGTCTTTTCGGTGATGCCGTTTTCCTGCTTGACCCAGCGCTCCAGGAACCACGTCACCCACTCTTCCTGCTTGGGGAAGAGGAGAAACGGGATGGTCGATGGCAGGCCGCGCTCAGGGTTTCGCGGGTCAAACGTCACACCCCAGTCGATGATGAACTGCGCCGGGTTGTCTCGGTAAAACGCCTTCAGTGCAGGCAGCTTGTCGGGCTGCTCGCGGATCCGACGCAACCGTTCCATCCGCCATTCGAAGACCTGGACGTAATCCGGGTTCTTGAAGTCGAAGGGAAACGGGATCGGCATTAACTCGTGCCGGCCATCAGCTCCTGGTAGGCCTTGGCCGCCTCAATGGGATTCGTCGGCATCGCGCCCGGCGGTGGAAGGGTCACTTCCACCTTCTTCGGGTCGGCGATGTTGTAGGCCTCGCGCTCAAGCGTGATGAGCTTGTGCAGCGTGTCGCCCAGGTCTTTCATGGTCTTGGTGCGTCCGGGAAGGCTAGTCACCGCCCGGTAGAGGTCCATCATCTTGTCAGGCAGCGCTACCTGGTCTTCCTCAGTGCCGCCGGACAGCATCTCGGCCACCTTCGCGAAGAGTTCGCGGTCAGCGGTCTGAGCCTCCAGCTCAGCGAGCAATGCCATGGCGAGCGTTCGGGCCCGGCCAATGTCCTTTCGGTGCCCCAGCCTGACCTTGGCAATTACTTCAGCGTTCGCTTCAACCAGTTCGCGTTCCGAGATGGTGTTCTCAGTGCGAACCTGACTGCGAACCTCCGCGGTGCGAACCAGAGCGTCCGCCTTGGCTTTGATCTTGGCGCCAAGGTCGCGCTCCCACCCGTCACGCTTGGCGCGCTTGCGGATGGCGGTATCGGTGACGCCTTGCGTTGAAGCGATCTCACGAATGGAAAGCAGCCCTGCCCGGTACTCCGACTCGATCCGCTCCCAATCGGTTGCCTTCTTGCCCTCAGCCATACATCACTTGCCTAGTGAACGGATCGCGTCCAGCTGCTTGTTGCACTGCGTTAGCGCATCCTTGCGTGCACGGGCCACCCTGACGGCTTCCGACACCGTACGGGACTGCGGCTGCTCGATCGGGCATGCCGTGGTCAGCTCTGCCGGGACAGACACGTACTGCGTCACCGTCTGGGTCACAACCTTAGGCGTCACCGGTGCAACGGGCTTGACCTGTTGGGCGCAGCCGAACTGGGCCAGCAGCACAGCGCACAGGAGAAGCAACAGCAGCGTCCGGATGATCCAGTGCCTGACCATCAGTAATCGCTCAGTGCGGGACATAGCTCCTCCTTCAGCGTGCCTGCGCATGCCGTGGTGGTGGATGCCTGTTTGAACTTGGCCTGCCAAGCGGCTGCATCGGAATGGGCGGCGGCCTTGTCCTTGGCCAGCTGCTCGACAGCCGCCTCGGCCTGACCCTTCTGGATTGCTGCCTTCTGGGCTTCAAGGGCGCTATTCGCGTTCACCTGGGCCAGCGCCTGAGCCGATGCATTCTTCTGGGCGATGGCGTTGTCACGTTCGGTGTGCGCGTTGTCGATCTCGACCTTATCGTCTGCCGCTTGCAACGCGCGGCCGTGGTCAATGACCTTGTCGTACCCATACCAGCCAAGGCCGATCAATAGCAGCAAGAGAAGGCCGTAGGCGTAGAAACGCAGAGGAATCGTCACTTGGCCTCCGGCGCGGGCACGGTCGGCGGAGGATTATCCGGCTGATCGAGATTGGCCTGCTTGACCACCACGGCGACCGTGGCAGCCATACCTGTGAACAGGGATGCGTATCCGAGGCCACCCAGCAGCCACGTCGGCAAGTGGGCGGCCCAATCAGCATGCATGTTGCGGTAAGCGACGTCCGCGCCCTTCAGTGCAGCGGTGGCGATACCAAGGCGGATGCTCCAGAGCTTGTGCCAGAGTCGGGCATGGCTGACGAGTTTCACCGGAGCTTCCTCACCTGTTGCAGCTCATGGATGTCCTGGCTGTTTCGCTCGGTCTGAACTTTGAGCTCTGCCATCTGCCGTGTGAGCCCGGGGACGTCGGAAAGCTGTTGGGACAGTGTCGTCAACTGAGCATTCGTCACTGCCTGAGCGGTGACGACCTTGTTCATCGTCTCGTTCTGAGCCTGCAGGCGACTATCGAAGTTTCGGAACACCCATCCCAAGAGGAAGACGAGTAGCGCCACCACTCCGCCTACGACCAGCTTTTCAACCGGGCCGAGGCGAAGGTGCAGATGACCGTCTTGGGAGTTCTGCAGGTCCATAGGTTCTGGGGCCGTCACGTAGTCACCGAGTCGGATAGAAAGAGAGCCGTCTCGGCAGCCCTTCGCTTTACAAGCCCGGGCATCACCTGCCCTGCCGCCAAGGTCCAGAACTTGAACTGCTGAGCGGCCGCTTGGTAATCGCCGCGGTTGAGTACGCGCAGCAGGGTCGAGTCACGCAGGCGGGCGAAGCCGAGGTTGAACGTGAAATCGGTGAGCGCGTCGAACTGACCTTGCGTCAGCGGAACACTCACCAGCTTCTCTACGTGACCGCCTGCAATGTCCAGGTCATCGGCCAAGAACTGGTTGGCCTGGTCCTCGGTGATGACCTGTCCCATCTGCACTCCGGCCGTGTGGCCATAGCCGATGGTTGGAACGCCACCAACATCGCGGTAGGCCGACAGGCGCAAGCCCTCGGACTCCTTCACGAGGTTGATGGCGTTCTGGCTAGGCAGCATTACTGCGCCGGCTGCTCGGCGGCCGGCGCCGGTGCGGGCTCCAGCGAAGCGGTCTCGGCGTTCAGCTGTTCGATCAGCGCCTGGATGTCGGCGTTGGCCTGCACGACGTTCGGGTCGTCAGGAAGCGCCGCGGACAGCTTGGCCGAGATGGCGGTGAGTTCGTTGGCGACGGCCGTCTTCAGTGCGGCGACGTTGTTGACCAAATCTTCAGATGCGGACATGGTGACTTGCTCCAATTGGGCGATGCGATCCAGCACCGGCTTGAAGAACCAGTGGAGAATCGATCGCATGGGAATTCCAAGGGTGGAGCGAGCCGTGGGACTTGAACCCACATCTTCGGCCTTGGAAGGGCCGCGCCTTGCCGTTAGACCAGGCTCGCGTAAACGAAAAAGCCCCACCAATGGCAGGGCTTTTATATAGGGGTCGAGTTTGACGTTGCCAGAATCTACGGAATCAATTTATAAATCAACAGGCGATGAGATATTCCATCATCGCCACACGTTCGCCCTCGTCGAGCGGCTCATCGAATGGAATCCTAAGCCAAGCCGCCACGTGGATTTTAGCCATCCGAAGGTGCTGGCTATAGCGCGAGTTGTCCATCGACGCGCCAACCTTTCGGACACTGCGGATCTTCTCTTCCCGTGTGTACGAAGTGGCCATGTACTCGCAACGAAGTACACATGCCGGCACGTATCCCTTGTCCTGCGCCTGCAGCGCGCGCACCGCATGCTCTACTTCATCAGCCGATCCGTTGACCTCTAGCCGCGATGGATTGAGGCCTTGCGGCGCGCGTCCGTGATATTTCATCAGGGTGGCAATCGGTGAAATGCCCAGCCAGCCGATGTTTTCATGCCGGCCGCCGCCATATTCCTTGCCCCACTCGGCGAGACGGGCCTCAAGCGTGGTTGCTTTGCGCATGGTCATTTCCCCTTGTTCGCTTCTTTGATGGCACGACGGAGCAAGTTCCGCCGCCGCTTCTGTTCTCGTTCCAGCCTGTCGGCCATGCCCTGCGCGTATGTGGCGCGCTGACGCATCACCTTCGCTTCGTGTTCGAGTTCGTCGTTCGTGAGGGCGCGGACAGCGATGCGGATGGCTGCCGGTTCCGTAGGCGTCTCGCCTGCGCGCGTAACCACGGCTCGCATTCCGCTCTGGCCTCCTGGCTCAGCTTGTCCAGCTCGGCCATCCACTGGTTGCCTGGCAGCTTCAGAATGCGCAGCGCGTGAGCCAAATGGTAATAGACGGGCATTCATGCCGCCTCCGATTCGATCCGCACGCGGACGGCGTATCGCTTGGGCTTGGCAATCTCCTGGGTGTAACGCCATTCGACAGCGGGATCACGGTCATCCACGCCGAGGCGATCCGCGATACCGTCGCGCAGACCCTTGCAGGCACTCTGCAGGTTGTCGCCGTCCAGCATTCGTGGGCCGATGCGCGTGATGGTTACGACGCACGGCACAGCGTGCTTCGGAACTGCAATGGCGGCGCGGCGATGGGCCTTGGTGCGCGCCGCCTTCTGCTGCCAGCACTCGCGGACATTGGCGACAGACACGAGGCGAAGCGGGAGTTCAATCTCGATCATGCCGCGATTCCCTTCACCACGATCAACCCCTTCTCGATCATCCGGCGCTGCGTGCGGACAAGGCCGCGCGCGGCGTAAAACAGGCGCTCGTCGTAGGGATTGGTGCCATTCCTGTTATCGATCCAGTCGTGGCACGCGTTGCAGCCGTAACAGGCGCACAGATCCGTGGCCTTCTGGCCCATGCCGGCGCTCTCGATGATCGGCAGATGGCAAAGGACCGTGGTCGACGGATCGTAGTTGCAGACGCCGGCCACATTGAGCGTGCAATCCTCTCCCTTAGCTGACTTTCGCAGCGGAGTCAGATGAGTGACCATTCAGGCCCTCCTTCCTTCCGACCATGAAACGCCGTGCTCGGCCCCGAAGGCCTGCGCGAGCTCGATCAGCTCGCACATCTCGCCGATGCTCATCTGACTGGTGCGCTGCCCGAGGATCACGAAGCCGCCGTCAACGCCCTGGGCAACGCGCTGGTGACGCTTCAGGCCGGCGCTCAGGACGTGCTTCCAGTCTTCGGGCTCAATGAACTGCATCTTCCCGTCGACCGGCCATTGCACCTGACGCGAGATGTCGGTCAGCACAGCCCACATCTTGTCGTTCTGTTCCAGCGAGCGTGTCGACTTCTTTTCATCGATCCGCACGCGCACCGACTTGCCCTGGGAAAGCATGTCGCAGGCGTAGCGCCAGGCATTCGCCATACGCTCGCGTGCGTGGTCGCTGTCGAGGAATAGGGTTCGGGCGGTCATGCGGCCTCCGCTTGCGCGCTGACGCAATCGGCGATATTGATCAGCGTGAGCGAACGACCAAACACAGCGCCGGTATCGATGTAGACGACATTGCCAAGGCAGAGCGGCTTCTCCACCGGCGTATGACCGACGAACATGGCATGCAAGTCGCTGACCGAAGATGTTGGATACCCAGATTGATGCGCCTGAATACGCGATCGAGACCACAGGGCCACTTCTACAAGCTTGTGACGCTTAGAATTTGACAGGTCGGACTGCATATCGCGAAGGAACCCGTCCCACGATTCACCCCAGATGTCCGCATGAACAAGACCGATGCGGCCAACCGCGTGGTCAATCTCGATGGCGATCGGAAGCGTGTCAAAGACCGCGGCAACCAGCTTTTGCCGATCATCTCCAAGCGATAGAAACCATCCACCGCCATTCCTGAGGTAGTTGTCATGGTCGTGACGTCCTTGGGCGACGCCAATCGCCATTTGCTCATGATTGCCTCGCACAGCGTGGAACCATGGCTGTGCGATCCAGTCGATTGCCTCGTGAGATGACGGGCCACGGTCAACTAGATCGCCAACACTGAATAGACGGTCACAGGACTCGTCGAAGCCGACGGTATCCATGGCTCGGCTCAGGAGATCAAAGCAGCCATGGATATCCCCTACAACGAAGTCCCGACCAACTCGATTGCGTTCGAAGCGCTGGATGATGTTCATCCCCTACTCCCGAGAACCTTCACGCCAACCACGCACAGCACGATGATCGCAATGGCCATAAGGACGGCCACGCGCTGTGCGAACTTCGATGGCCGATTCGGATACTGGTCGTCCCGGCGGCGCATGTGGGCTTCCTCGCATGCGTTGCAGGAATCGCCATACCAGTTCAATTCGCCCTGCGTCAGACGGGCGCGGCAGTGGTGGCAGCGGATGGTCATGCCTTCTCTCCCTTGGCTTTGGAGATGGCGGCTTTGATCTGCTCGATCGCCGCGGCGTGCTTGGGATGGAAATCCTTCAGACCATGGTTGTGCTGGTACACGCCAGCCCACGCCGCGACGAACGCAAGGCTCACTTCGAGCGCATCAAGAAGATCAGGCGCGGCTGCGATCAGACGTGCGTCTTCTGGCTTCACCTCGATATCAGCCATGCCATCGGAGCAACGGATTGCGCTCAGAACGCCGCCGTTCCGTCCACGCTCGGCGGTCAGTCGCTTGACGCTATTGCTTGTCCACCAGCTCCACGGGCCGGGCGTAAAGTCAGTCGAGCCTTTGACGATCATGCTGCGCACCTCATAGGAACAGCACGAGTTCCGCGCGCCGCATGCCAAGCGGATAGCCAGTTGTAGGCAGTCGCGCGTGATACACCGAACTGGCGCATCACGTCGTGGAAGTTGGGAACGATCGGCCTTCCGTCGCACCAATCCGCGAAGCGGATGGCCTGTTCGAATGTGCTGCATACGCCAGCGGTCAGTTCGTAGTTCTTCATGCGGCATTGCCTTCCGGTCCGCTGGGGTGGACAAGGTGTCCATGCAGCTCTGCCATCTCCGCCTTGCACGCGTCGCACACAGGATGTTCACGCGTACCGTTCTCGCAGCAGCGCGGGAAGTCGTCAGTCTTGACTTCGCCGGGCCGCTTGTTGGTCTTCGGCGTGAAGTCGACGTGGAATAGCTTGCCGATCTTGGCCAGCTCTCCCTTGGCAATCCTTTCGGACTCGGCGCTGGTCAGGCGGCGGCTGACATCGATGGCTTCGGGTGCGCGGGCGGGCGGAAGAGCTTCGATCAGGTCGCGCGGAACAGGCCACGTACGCTGCCGGCCAGCCAGGGCGATGAACGCGGCACGGAAGCGCCAAGCGTCCCGCTCGCGGTCGAACTTGCGGCCATGCGTTAGCGTCTCGAACCATGTGGCTACGGTCCCCGGGATCACTTCAGCCGCCGGCTGACGCTCCAATCCGAGCGTAAGCAGTTTCTGAAATCCGGTCAGCAGTTCGTGCTTCATCCAATCCATCTTTCATGCCCTCAAGTGCCATGATTGCGCCCATCGTTTTCCCGTGGGATTGGGCTGGGCCGGCGCGTGCGTTCGGAACGATCAGCCGTGCCGCGCCCTCGGCGTGCCGGCTTCGGGCCGTGGTCATGGCCCATGCAAATGGATTGCGTTTGTTCGTGGCGATCGCTTCAGCAGCGGTATCAGCCAGGGTTTCCGGCGTTACGCCTTCGACCAATGCAGCGAGAAGTTCGGGGTGGCTCGGGTTGGCATGAATGCAACCAGCCTGTTTCATCAGGAGGCACGCCCGCCCTGCATCGGTCGGTGTAGTCCCCTGTGTGCTTGCTTCAGTACTACCTACGGAGTTATTGGGGTTTGGGGTTTGGGGAGCTTTCGCGCTGGGTTCGTTATGGGTTTCATTCTGAAAACCCAGTGGGTTTTCGTTTTGAAACCCAGTGGGTTTTTCCTTGCGCGGCCTTCCGCCAAGCTTTCCGTTCTCTCGGGCGGCATCGATCTTCGGTGCTGCCTTGTGCAATTCCTTCTCGATGCGCTCGTGGATCCACGCATCGCCCTGGCGACAGAAGAACTCCGACAACACATGGTCAACGGCGTCACGCTCGCGCTTCGACTGGCAGCGAGCAATCGTGTAGCGCTTGTCGTGCGGGATGGCACGCTCCTCGGAGTAGTACCAGTCCATCAGGCGCGTGTACGCGCCATCTTGCTCAAGGGTGAGCAAGATAGTCTTGGCCAGGTAGTGAGCCGGGTAGCGGTTGTAGTAGTTCACGCAACGGCCTCAGCAAACAGGCCTTGACGCTGTTCTAGCGCCGCCACGCACGAACTATTGATCCATGCGCATTCGGTCCGCTTGCCTGTGCCACGACCCGCGCTTATCCGGGCCTCTGTTTCATAGCGGGCCCAGCCGCCAAGGCGACGGTTGTACATCTCGGATTGGTATCCAGACAGGACGACCATCCCTTCCAGCTCGAGTACCGCGTCAAGCAGACGCTCGTGATCTGCGTCCGTCATCTCGTGGCGGTAATAGCCAGCCTTCCCGGCATCCAGAACGCGAGTGCTGTGGAGATATGGCGGATCCACAAAGTGCAGGGTGTCTTGGCCATCGTGCTGAAGCATCACCTCGATCGCCGGACGGTTCTCAATCAACACGCCAGCCATGCGCTGGCCAGCGGCCGCAATCGCGGCGGGATACTCGGCCCATAGTTGCTGGGCAGTCCCATAGGCCCGCTTTGAGTCGATACGAAAGCCAGTCTTGCCCTTGCTTGCACCAGCGGAACCAAAGCCCATCTGTGCACGTATGGCAATGCGCCTAGCACGCTCAACCTTGTCCTGCGTCGGCTCCCAGGCTTCATCGAAGTCCGCGCGGGAGTAAGGCGTAAGCACGCAAGACTCAATCAGCTTCGCTCGCAATTCCTGATCGCGGAGCACCTGAAAGAAATTGACCACATCGCCGTCCAGGTCGTTGTAGACCTCGCCATAGGCGCGCGGCTTCTGCAGGAGCACGCCGGCAGCACCGCCGAATGGCTCGACGTATGTCCGGTGCTCGGGGAAGAACTGCATCACCCAGTTGGCCAACCGGAACTTGGCGCCGTGGTAACGCAGAGCCGGACTCGTAACGGTCATGCAGCGGCCTTCATGCTCGGATCAACCGCCCACCAAGTCAGGGCCAGCTTGCCGGTGACGGAACAGGCCCTCTGTTGGCCCTTCACGATGGCGCCCGCGGTCACTGCCTCGGGCAAACGGCGAGCAATCACATAACGGTCTTCGCCAGTCATGGCAGCCAGTTCCATGCTGGTCATGCCAGGGAACTTGCGGACCATATTGATCACCATGGCGATCTGCTGCTGACGACGACCGCTGGCTGTGATCTCGGCGGCGGCACGGTGGCTCGATTCGGGATCATTGGTGCGCGCTATCGGCGTTTCCACCAGGCGCAACGATTGCTCCCTATCCCAGAACACTTCTTGGCGGATCAGACTCATGCTTTTTCTCCTTTCCCCAAGGATGGACGTGCGCTTAGGACTCTGCCGGCGAGAAACCGGGCATAAACGCCGGTTCCGCGTGCAAGGGTGGATAACCGTTCTTCTGTCGCCATTCGCGGGTTCGCATGCGAATGCGCAAAGCCATCTCTTCGTCCACCGTGAAATCGAGCGGCGCGTCTTCGCGCTGCTCGTGCTCGTCCTGGGTGCGGAAGTCGATGACGGTGTGCATTACTTGGGTGCCTTATTGAGGGCCCTTATGGGCGTCACCTGGGCCTGCGTGGATGGCAACAGGAAGCGACGTCGAATCACTTCCTTCGAAAGCTGGAGCGCAGCCTCTTCAACAGAGATGCCGCGCTCGACTGCTACAGCGCGAATGCGCTCGTGTTCCTTCGCGGTCAGGAAGACCGTTGAGTCATCAATCAAAGGGCCTCCCCGGGACCTCGAATGGGTCCTTCAAGCAGCGCGCTTCGTTTCGTTACTCTGTTCGAACATCGCGAGACCCTGGAGAACAAGGTCGCGCAGAAGAACGGCCGGCTGTCGCTTGTTCATTCGCGCCAGTACAGCCACCAGCTCGCGCTCGTCGTCATTGAGGCGAACCTTGATCACCTTGTTACGCAGGTGGGTCGGGTCTTCGTAAGACATGAGTCAATCCTTTGGAGAATCACTTGGCAGTGGGTTTGGGTGGAGCGTTACTACGACAGAGGGTGATAGGCCGGCTCAGCCAGATCCCCCAACAAGGGGAAACCTATGCCCATCACGTTCGCGGAATGGGAAATCACGCCCTCTCGCATGATTTGCCAGGAAGATGTCACTGTGGCCGACAAGCAGTTGACCAAGAACCGGGACGTGCCCCGCCCTGTCCATGGCGCCATCACGCGCGTAGAGGTGTGGAGCTTCCACAGATAGTGGGATCGCTTAGCACAAATGCTGGACTGGCTCTGAGGGCGCATGGGCTAGGCAGCTCTATTGCGATCTTTGGCCATTTCATCCGCGAGAAGCTCCTGCGCGCTAACGCCGGTTTCCTTCTCAATGGACTCGAAATGCCGCGTGGGTATGCGGGCACCGTTACACCACTGCCAGACCAAGCCTTGGCTGACGCCTACCTTGGTTGCAAGCGAGGTTTGTCCACCTGCAAGACGGACTGCCCTGTGAATCGCGCTTTCGTGGTTTTTCCGGGTCATGGCCGGATACTAGCCCAGCTAGTCAGTGGATTACAAGCCCCGCTAGTTGCGGCTCGATGCCTCGGCTAATAGCGTCGCTATTACATGAGCAAAAAACGCCCCCTCAACCCTCAAGAGATCGCCTGCTCGGACTTTCTTAAGAAGGCCATTTCCGAGACTCCGCTGACGCAGCAGCAGATCGCTGACAAGGTTGGCGTGAGCCAGGGACAGCTTTGGCAGTGGGCGAACAGACGATTGCCTGTGCCAGCGCGGCGCGCCCAAGCGTTGGCAGATGCCCTATCGTTTCTTGATCCCGTTGACCCTTCGTCGATAAGTGCAGAGTTCGCCGAGCGCATGAGCGAGATCCGAACCCAGCTGCAGAAGGAAGACGAAGAATGGGCCCTAGCTGAGCTTGAGCACATCCGACGCAATCCTCCACCTTATGACGCACTATTCGACGGTCCTACCCCGCCTACGGCCCAACCGGACGGCGGTCTCTCTGAATCTGAGACACCAGAGGGCTACGTTCGATTCCCGTTGTTGGAAGGTTTTGCCGGCATGGGAAGGGGTGATTACGTGGGTGACTATCCAGAGATCGTGGACTTCGTTGAGGTGACCAGGGAATGGGCCTCTCATCGCCTGCGCGGGGTGCCGCTTGAGGTGGTACGGGTGATTACTGGTCGCGGTGACAGCATGCGCGGTCAATACGATGACGGCGATCTGGTTTTCGTTGACTCACGAACCCGTCAATTTGAGGCAGATGCCGCCTACGTCTATCGATGGAATGGACGCGTCCAGATCAAGCGACTACAACTGGTCGGAAAGGATCTAGTTCGGATCTTGAGCAAGAATTCGGAGTACCCGCCGATCGATGTCCCGCTCGGCGATTTGGAGATCGGTGGGCGCGCCCTGGCCGCATGGACTCTCAAGGAATTTTGATCAATGGGGAGCAATCCATGGTGGCTTCGCTACTGTGCGGGACCAAGGTTCATCAGAAATCCGATTCAACCACCCAGCCGTGACTATTGACTGATGCCTGAGGAAAAGAACGACAACCCGGAAAACTTCCGTATCGATACTGATGACATATCAGTTGTCGACAAAGCACATCCTGGATCGGATGAGTGTCCTATATGTAGAAATGAGACTTGGTGGGTAATGCAGCTACCCAATCAAGTCATCCCAGTTTTTCCAATGCTACCAATCCATGCGGTGGGTATTGATACGCCATTCAACCCGAACAACGGCATCAAGATGGTGCTACTCGCGTGTCAGCGTTGCGGGTACGTAAGGAGCCATGTTCTGCCTATTTTTGAGGAATATGTGAAGGAATTACGTAATGGCAGCTAACCCGGCAGATTTTGCGAAATACCGCTCATCGGTTGGCGCCCTTGTTTCTGGTGGAGAGCCACCCCAAGATGGTGGAGTGAACGAACGCGTCGCCGCCTTAGAGGCCAAACTTGAAGCCACCCTGCCGAATTTGGCAACCAAGGGTGATATCGAAGGGGTGCGCGGTGACATCAAAGGTTGGATGTTGGCTACGGTGCTCACAATCATTGGCTCGATGCTCGCCATAGGATTGTTCATAAAGCCTTCGGAATCCCGGCCAATTTCTCCACCAGTGGCTGTGACAGCTCCGGCCCCAGTGATTGTGCAGGTCCCCTACCCGGTTCAGGCGCCCCCCGCTGCGGCACCATCTGTGCCTGACAACAGCAAACGCCCGAAACACTGAGCCCGCCGCAGCGGGCTTTTTTTGTTACGCCAGTAATTACTGCACTCTATCGTTGCATAATGTTACTAGCCCAGCTATTTACATCCATTACTAGCTGGACTAGTATTCCTCCATCGCCAGCCCAGCGACGGAGACCCCATGAACGCACTGCCTTGCTTTGCCGAACGCGCTGCCCATGAGTACCAGCGCATCCAAGACCTGGCTGACCACCAGGAGCGAGCCGAGCTCGACGCCCTCGAACACATGCGCGGCGACCTCCGCTCGGTTGATGACTTCCTGATCGACACGCGTGAATCGCCCGACCTCACGGGCTTGATCGCCCTCTTCCTTGATTACGGCTTGCCGCTGCGTTCCAAAACGCCGAGCGACGACAAGTTGCTGACGAAATACGAAGACCGGCGCGAAGTGCTCATAGCGCAGTTCGATGCGTGGGCCCGCAAGCGCTCGCCGCTCACGGATAGCTCGCCTCTCTATCGCTGGATGGAGCTGCGCCATGACGTGTGAACTGTATCCCTCCGACCTCTTCCGTCTCCGCCGCGACGTGCGCGATTACGGCAAGTCTGCCCAGGCGACGCGCGAACTGATCGCCAGTGCTGAGCGCATCGCTGTCCAGACGGCTTGCAAGGGCGTGTCCATGTCGCAAGCACTGACCAATGCGCGGGCGCATCTGTGGAGTTACACGTCGCATGGCGGGAGGGTCGCATGACCGCCTCCATCATCACCAAAACGGCCATGGCGACGCGTGGCGCAGCCAAACTCGGTGAGACATGCGTCGATCTCCAGGCGATGTATGGCCTCGCTCCCGCCGTCTTCGTGCACCTCAACAGCGGTGCCTACACCGGACTCAGCGTCACGATCCACGGCTCGGTCGAAGAAGTCCGCAACCTGGCCGTGCAGCTGATGAGGCACGCCAAGGCCGCCGAGCGCGCGCAGCAGGTGCCAGCGTGAGCTTCCTCTCCATCACCGACCTTTCCGAATCGCAGATCGAAGCGATGCGTAGCGACTTGCTGAAACGCCAACGCTTGTTCCTCGCTGACTTCGATCTGTCCCAATTGCCGGCCACCAGCCCGGACCCTCTACCGGGTGGCGTTACCCCTGGCGCCGCGGTGGCCGGCGCCTCTTACATGGATCAGCACGCATGAGCCGCACACCTCAAAACAAGCCCTGCGCTGTGAAGGATGGCCTGACTTTCTGGCCTATCCCGGCCACGTCACGCGCTGAGGCTGCCTTCGGTCTCGATGAGAGCGCTTATTTCGACCGCCGCGCGCTGCCTGATGTTCCGCGCGAGTTGGAACACACCGTGCAGAAGCTGTTCTTTGAGGGCGGACGCATGCCTCAACTTGCGAATGGCGTGGACCGAGAGGCCGCGAGCTTGCGCTTGAGGGCCATGCTCGCATCGTTCGCGCCATCCCACGAGTCCAAGGTTGCGACGGCCGCATATGCGCTGTGGGTGTGGTCTACGCCGGAGATCGTGCAGGTGGCGGCATGAGCCTGCTCTCCATCACACGCACGCGTCCCAAGAGCTTCGAAGGCTGCACGCCACTGGACAACGACCAGCGCCGCGCCGAATGGGCCGCGAAGTTTTACGGCGGTGGCCACCACCACCGTCAGCGCAAACAGCGCATCCGCGTGAAGCCGCGCATCCGCATCGTCAACGACTGATTTCACCGGCGGCAGGCGCTTGCTGGGCAGCAAGTCGAAGTTGGTACGACAGCCTGCCGCCACCTCATTCCACACACCATGCCAGCCGGTAGCTGGCAGAGGATTCGCAATGAATGCCCTGACTCAGGCTGTCGCCGTCCGCGAGGATTTTGGTAGCACCAGCTCGACCCTCGCCGTACAGGAAACAGCATCGTCGGCCGTTGCCGCTCAAGCTAAGGCGATGGTTGAAGCGCGCTACGTCATGGCGCTTCGCCGGCCGCGCCAGTGGGACCAGGTGCGCCAGGATCTCCTCAAGGAGTGCCGTCGCCCGAGCTTTGCCAACAACAAGTCAGCCTACTACCGCAAACCCATCGGCAAAGGCGTGGAGGGCTTGGGCATTCGCTTTGTGGAGGTCGCCCTGCGCTGCATGACCAACGTGCTCGTCGAGACCACCATGATCTTCGAGGACGAGTCCAAGGAAGTGCATCGCGTGTCGGTCACCGACCTCGAGTCGAATGTCACCTACCCGCTCGACGTTCGCGTCACCAAGACGGTCGAGCGCTCTAGCCCGAGTGACGACGGCAGTTACATCAGCGTCCGCAAGAACAGCTGGGGCAAGAACACCTATACGGTGCCTGGCACTGAGGACGACATCCTCAACAAGCGCGCTGCGCAGGTGTCCAAGGCCATCCGCACCCTGGGCCTTCGCATCATCCCTGGCGACCTGCAGGACGAGGCCGAGGAAATCATTAAGGCCGTGCGTCTGAATGAAGCCGCCCGCGATCCGGATGCCGAGCGAAAGCGCATCGCTGACGCATTCGGCGAGATCGGCGTCAAGGCTGCAGACCTTGCCTCTTACCTAGGCCATTCGCTGGACACATGTTCGCCAGCCGAGTTGGTCGACCTGCGTGGCATCTATGGCGCCATCCGTGACGGCGAATCGTCTTGGAAAAGCGTCATGGAGAACAAGGCCGAGCAGTCCGGAAAGGCCAGCGCCACGGCCGACAGCAAGACTCTGCCGACGTGTAGCGACGAGTCCTTCGACAAGAAGAAGGCCGGATGGCGAAAGACGGTTGAAGCCGGTAAGCCCGTCAACGACCTGATCGCCATGATTCAGACCAAGGAACTGCTCACTAACGATCAAAAGATCGAGATCGCTTCGTGGGCCAACAAAGGGAGCGCCGAGTGATGAAGATCCATGAACTTGTTCAGGGTAGCGACGAGTGGGCGGCATTCCGCCTTACCCGTCACGGCGCCAGCGAAGCCGCGGCCATGCTCGGCCTATCGAAACTCACCACCCGTTCGGAACTGTTGCGCGTCAAGCACACGGGAAATCCGAAGGAGTTCAGCGATTGGGTGCAGGAGAACATCCTCGACTACGGCCATCACGTCGAAGCCCTCGCTCGCCCGATCGTCGAAGAAATGATCGGGGATGACCTGTATCCCGTCACCTGTTCGAACGAGGACGTGGGCGGCCACCTGTCGGCATCGTGCGATGGCCTGACTATGGCTTTCGACACCGCCTTCGAGCACAAGCAGTGGAACGAGGAACTGGCCGCGTCTGTCGCCGCTGGCGTGGTCCCTGACTCGCACATGCCGCAGTGCCAGCAGATCATGATGATCACTGGCGCCAAGCGTGTGATCTTCGCCGTCTCTGATGGCACGCCTGAGAACTTCGTGTCGACCGAAGTGCATCCGGACACCGTATGGTTCGAGCGCATTGTCGATGGCTGGGCACAATTCGACCGCGACTTGGCTGATTACGTCGTGCCCGAAGTTAAGCCGATCCTCGTTGCTGAAGCTGTCCAGGCGCTTCCCGCCGTGGCCGTGCAGATCACGGGACAGATCTCCGTCCGCGAAAACTTCAACGCCTTCGAAGTTGCACTGCGCGACTTCCTCGACAACAAGCTGATCCGAGAGCCTCAGACGGATCAAGACTTCGTTGACCTAGATCAGCAGATCAAGGCCATGAAGAAGGCCGAGGACACCCTCGACGCCGCCGAGGCCATGATGCTCGCGCAGATTGAGAGTGTCGACCAAGCCAAACGTCAGAAGGACATGCTCGCCAAGCTTGTGCGCGACAACCGCTTGATGGCCGAAAAGCTGCTGGAGAGCGAGAAAACTCGTCGCCGGCAGGAACGGATCGAAGCGGCGCGAAAGGCTTTCGCTGATCACCTCTTTGAGGCCCAGTGCGACTTGGACGGTATACGCCTGGACATCGCGACGCCTGACTTTGCCGGCGCCATCAAGGGACTGAAGACCCTCACGAGCATTGACGACAAGATCGCCACTGCCTTGGCGAATGGGAAGATCGCGGTCGATCGCCACGCGAAGGACGTGCGCGCCAAGCTGGTGTGGATCAATGAGAACGCTGCGGATCACCGCGCGCTCCTGGCCGACCTGCAGCAGTTAGTTGCCAAACCGTTCGACGACTTCCGGCTGGCCGTCGCGTCTCGCATCGATGCCCACAAGAAGGCAGAGGAAGCCCGACTCGAAGCGCAGCGCGAGAAAATCCGTGAGGAAGAGGCCGCGAAGCTCAAGCAGGAACAAGAGGCTGCGACAGCCGCGCAAGTTACGGAACCCGTCGCGCAAGTGGATTTTCCGCCAGAGGCGCAGGCTCCTGCCACCAGCGCACCCATCGTCCGCACCGAGGCTGAGCCCTTCGGCGTATTCGCACCCACCGGGATTCGCCCCGCAACAAGCAAGACGATCAAGCTGGGCGAAATCAATGCGCGCATCGCGCCGCTGTCCGTCACGGCTGAAGGACTTGCCTCAATCGGCTTCCATCCCGTCGGCACTGAACGCGCCGCGAAGCTCTACGCCGAGAGCGAACTGCTGGCCATCTACCGCGGCCTTTACTCGGTGATAACCAACGCAGCCAACGAGCTGAAGAAGGCCGCATGAATTCGGACCTCTTCACCGGCTGGTACGACAACACTGTCACCAGGCAGCGTGAGTACTGGGACAACGGCAAACGCGGACGGTACGCGGCGAAGAACTGCTGCGGATATCCCTCTGCCGTGTGGCCAGAGCTGCGGGCGCCATGGGGTCACTACCCCGATCTCCCCACCAATGCACAACAGCAAGCCGCCTAGTTCACCCACCGCCTACACAGGCAACCACTGGAGCATGCAATGAGTCACCAACGCGCGAAGTTCGGAATGCTGTCCAACGTTGTGATCGACCTGACGAACACGGAAGCCAAGGTCATCGCTATCTACGAGTACTACAACTCGGAGCCCGCGTATCGCCTTCGCTACATCGGTGCGGATGGCAACGCCACGGAACGTGCGTGGGCTGAGTCGGCACTTCGCGAAGCGTAATCACAAGGCCAGCGCCTGCGATGCGGGCGTTGTCCTGGTGATTACGGGAGAAGGCGATGAACACCCAATCCATGAAGGCACGTATGAACGCCAAGGAGAAGTGTGATGGATGCTAAGAAGGTGGATGTGTTGGCGGTTTTGAATGAGTTCGCCTTTAGAGTCGAGCCGTTCGGTGATGAGATTGAGGCTGAAGCGCAATACATAGCAGCACGTGATGCTATTTCTGACTTGATCAGGTCAGCCGAAAAGCTAACCAACTGTTGCGATCCTGAAACTACGGGATGGGCAGAGACCGTTAGTGCGCTCGCCCGCATCGGAGAACCCTCATGACCACCCAACCCCCTGACCTGAAGAAGCTGCGGGAATTGGCGGAGAAGGCGACGCCACAAAATTTCGATTCCGCACAAATTATTGACACGGATGGATGGGTCGAGTGTCCGTGTTGTAGTGGCGAAGGTTCGATCGAGCTTTCTGCCGATTACTGCAACTACGACGGCGAGCCGCTAGGCGTTCAGTTCTACGGCATCGGTGACGCGCCTGCTAACGCTGAGGCGTTCTATCGGGCCTTCAACCCCCAAACCATCCTCGCCCTACTCGACGCCTACGAGGCCAGCGCTAGGGATGCGGATGTTCTTCGCGGCCATGTGAATGTGCTGGTCAATGCCGGGACGTACTTAGTCAACCGTGTCGTTGAAACCAAGGGCGTGAAATGCATGGACGATATGACTCACGCCATCGACGGCGCCCGCCACGCCACTCAGGGAGACTGATATGAGCCTCATGCAATTCCTTGAAGCCATGTCCGCCGCAGATACAGCTATGCAGCGAGCAGCGAGGCAATCGGAACTTCGAATTGAAATAGCGCGCATAGGAACTCGGTGTGGCCATTGCGATAAATGGATGAAGTCGAGAGAGTGTCCAGCAGAACGAAATATCAACGGCATGTCTCGCGGCCCATCTTGCGAAGGATTCAAGTGCTCACAATTTTTCGAGTCTAGCTTCGCTACCAAGTTCCGCGAACAGAAGGTGGCCGAATTACGATCCATGGAGGAACTGACATGACCGACGAGACGAAGGTTGATGGGATGACGCTAGAAACAATGCTCCATCGCGTTACGTGGATAAAAGACGTCACTTGCGACAAGACGCAGCCTGTTACGGAATTCGACCGTAACCGTATTCACCTATTCGCCACCGAACTGCACGCCCACCTAGCCGCCCAATCCGCGATGCGTGTGGATGAGGAAGATTGGCGCATCGGACATTTCGAACGCGCGCGTGATTTAGCTAGGGAGCTTGGGTTTTCTGGCATCACCGGTGCGCTGACTGAACTTGCTGCGTTACTGTCGAAAGGCAAGCCCCAACCCTAACCCGAGTTCTAGGAGGATGTGTGAAACTAATAGATTGGATCTGCCTTTATGTTTCTCTCTTCTCTTTATGGAACAGTGTCAGAGCTTTCGTTTCCCTACGGAGAATAGAAAAATCTCTAGGCAACCCCACCGCCTAACCATCGGAGAAAGTGAATGAAGACGTATAGCAAGGATGAGGTGTTGGCTTTAGCTGATTTGCTAGATGACTCTGTAGTTTTCATTATTGCAGACAAGCATTTAAGTGAAGCAGCAAAAGCACTACGCGCCTTCGCCCAGACGCTTGGCGAGCCGGTGGCTGTGCCTGACGGGTGGCAGTTGGTGCCCATCGAACCGACCGAAGAAATGCTTGAGCAGGCCACCACGCACGACTTGAACAAGCGCACTTCGGAAACGGATCAATGGAACCGCGATACATGGTCTTTCATGCTATCCGCCGCCCCTAACCACCCAACCACGGAGAAGGGATGTGAATGACGAGACGATGCGGGAGGCTTTTGAGAAGTGGGCTGACTTAGAGGGCATGTCCATCGAAGTTTGGAGTAACGGTCTTTATTACGAACCTTCCACTCATGAGGCGTGGGTCATATGGCAATCCGCCTGGAACCGCGCCCAAGCGTCTGCGCCGGAGGGTGAGGCGGTGGCGTGGATTACCCCGCAACACCTGGCGCAGCTTCGAACAGATGACAAGAAGAATCCGATAGGCGTGGTAGGCGCGCTTGTCTACTCGCGAAATATCCTTCATACGAACTGTCAAGAAATTCGCATTCCTCTATTCACCCGCAGCAACGCCAAGGCGGGAGAGGTGGAGTTTGCCTATGCGATGGGATGGCGGCGTGCCGCGATATGGGCTGATCGCGACGATCTGATCTGCGACATTGATAGCCCCGCGTACGAGAAAGAGATGCAGGCTGCCCTATCCACCCACGACAAGACGAAGGCGTAAGGAGGGGTGATGGGTGATCCAGGTAACGCAGGCGTGAATATCTACCGGCGTCAATTTGTCAGTGTATGCCCCGCTGACGGCGACGCCATCGTCTACACGCTTGAGATCCACTCCGCGCATATGGTGCGCGTCGAACACATAAATATTGCGCTAGCGCTGGAAGCAAATGCCTTCCACGAAGATATCGCAGACAGACTTTTTGAACGTTTTGGTGGTGAACAGCGCGTCACCGCGACGCACCAAGGCGTTGAGATAGAAACACGCAGAGGCTTTTCATGATCCACTATCACGGCACGCCTATAGGAGGTTCACGACTGGATGCATCCCGCTTCCTGTCTGGCCGCCATGCGCTTGTGCCGTTCGCAAGGACCGATGATCTGGGGGTAGCGCTGGCTGTTTGTCAGAGCGTTGTTCTCGACAACTCTGCGTTCTCGCTCTGGCGTGCAGGCGGCGGCGATGTGGACGTTTCTGGCTATCACGCCTGGGTGGAATCTGTAGCAGGTCACCCTGCCATTGATTGGTGCCTTATACCGGACAAGATCGACGGGACGGAGCAGGACAACGTCGAACTCGTAAATCTATGGTTGCGGATAGGGTGCCGCGTTGAAGGCGTTCCCGTTTGGCATATGCACGAGTCCATCGACTGGCTGGACTATCTGGTCACGCACTTCCGTACGGTCGCCCTGGGAAGCTCTGGCCAGTGGGCGACGCCAGGGACTGCGGCGTGGTGGCAGCGCATGGGCGACGCCATGCGCGTGGCCTGTGATGATCTTGGGCGGCCACGCTGCCGCTTGCACGGCCTGCGCATGCTCGACCCAGCTATCTTCTCTGATTTGCCTCTGGTGAGCGCGGATAGCACCAACGCGGCAGTTAACGGCGGCAGCATCAAACGCTTCGGAACTTACCCAGCTCCGACGGCAGGACAACGGGCGGATGTAATCGCCAGTCGCATCGAGAGCCACCAGAGCGCAGCCATTTGGGCAGGGCACGCCGAGCAGGCCGGTCTTTCTTTGGGAGCATGCGCATGACCACTACTCCACAGCGTCAGCGAGGCGGCGTGATGTTAGTCGACGTCCGGCAGTCGAACAACTTCAATGCCGCCATCTATAACCTTCCCAATGGCAAGGCAAACGGACATCTCGACCACGGAGTCACTCGTATCTCCCCAGATATCGAACTGGAAGCTGGGCGTACCGCACCACTCACCATTTTTATCGGTCACTCGGACCTTCCACCAAACCTGACTTGGCGTGATCAGTTCCCAGCTTCCCTCGTAGTGGTAGCCGCCTCGATAGCCGGAAATACTTGCCATGCATGATCTCCCCTCAACATTTGTTGCGAAGCTAGTGCTGCCCTTTTTCAAATGCAAGGAGGTAACCCGTGAAAGCCGATAACGACCATACCTTTGCCATGATCGCGGCCCTGGTGGCCGGCGACCGCTGGCTCTCCGCCGATGCCTGTGCGGTCTACCTCGGAATGGTCACACCTAAAGGTGACCCAAACCGCCGCGGCTTCCTGGAGCGCGTGGCATGCCGTCCCGACTTTCCCAAGCCGAACCAGGTAACCCGGTCGTGGAAGAAGTCGGAAGTGGACGACTGGGCCATGAACCAGCGTCGCTCAGCCTAGCTTTTTGGCGAGCTCGGAAGCGGTCGACCTGTAGTAGATCAGCAGGCTGTTGATGTCCCGATGACCGATCACTCGCGCCAGCTCGAGCACGTCGAATTTCTTCGACAGCCGGAAGATCGCCTCAGCGCGCGTGTCATGGAAGTGCACCTCCCGATGGGGGGTGTTGTCACGGGCCTTGCGGAATAGAACATCGCGCACCTGGTCCGTCAGGCCGAACACCGGCCCGTCGCCCCTCGGTAGCGCCTCTAGGATCTCCTTGGCGCGCGGCGACAGCGGAACGTCGCGAGACTCCCCGTTCTTCGTCTTCGGCAAAGTAACGTAACGGGACGATAGGTACACGCAGTCCCACGTCAGCGCGCAGATCTCACCGGAGCGCATTGCGGTCTCCAGGGCAAACAGGAACGCCAGGCCGATGCGGTGGGTAGGCGTCTGCGCCTGTAGCTTTCCGCGCTGACCCAAAGCCAGCGTCAACTCCCGTTCCTCGGTTGCCGTGATGCGACGCGCCCTGCCCTTTGGCTTCTTTGGCGGCGTCACCTCAGCCATGGGGTTGTCCCGCATCCACCGCAGCTCCCTCCGCGCGTACTTGAGAACGGCCTGCAATAGGTTCATCTCACGCGCAGTCGTGGCCGGCTTCACCTTCCTGTTGCGCTCGTCGCGCCAGTTGATGAAGTCGTCGGCTCCGAGGCTGGCCAGCTTGCGCCTAGCGAGTGCCGAGGCCATGAATACCTTCAGGCGAGTCAGCTCCCACCTAGCGCCACCACGATGCGTTGCAACATTGCGCTCGTATTCCTTCATGGCATCGCCGAAGGTCTTGTCAGGCAGCTTCTTCCCGCCAAGCTCGGCCTCGCGGTTCAGTGCCCACGCGGACGCTTCCTGTTTTGTGCGGAAGGACGAGGAATCGCGCTGGCCTTTTACGTAGACCTGCACGCGCCACTTGCTGCCCGATTTCTGGATGCTCGCCATGGAAGGAGCATATGGGGAAATCCTGGGGAGTTCATCCGGGCAGATGGGGGAATTGACGGGCAGATATGCAGATACGAAAACGCCCGCAGGCCTAGTGGCGCGGGCGTTTCGTGGCATTCACGGGCAGATAGACGAATCGCCCGGAATTGTCGAATGGTGCCCCCGATACGATTCGAACGTACGACCTTCCCCTTAGGAGGGGGACGCTCTATCCAACTGAGCTACGGGGGCAACGGGCGGAATTCTGACATGGAACGGGGGCGGCGCGAACCCGTTTAACAGCCCCCTGCTAGAATAGTCGTTTTCTTCCCGGCGCCTTTGCGGCGCCACGGTCTGGAGTGAAGCATGTCCCACGAAATCCTCACCGCCCTTGGTCTGGGCCAGTCGCATTCGGGTACCTACCTGGGCCAGGGCGAGTGGTCGAAGACGACCGACGCCGGCACGATCAACCCGGTCAACCCCGCCACGGGCGAGGTGATTGGCGCGGTGCACGCATCCAGCGCCGCCGACTACGAGGTGATCGTCAAGCGCGCGCAGGAAGCCTTCAAGGTGTGGCGCACCACGCCGGCGCCGCGCCGCGGTGAAGCGGTTCGCCTGTGCGGCGAAGCGCTGCGCAAGCACAAGGATGCACTGGGTTCGCTGGTGGCGCTGGAAATGGGCAAGATCAAGCCCGAAGGCGACGGCGAAGTGCAGGAGATGATCGACATCGCCGACTTCGCGGTGGGCCAGAGCCGCATGCTCTACGGCTACACCATGCACTCGGAGCGTCCGGGCCATCGCATGTACGAGCAGTACCAGCCGCTCGGCCTGGTCGGCATCATCAGCGCGTTCAACTTCCCCGTGGCCGTGTGGGCGTGGAATGCATTCCTTGCCGCCATCTGCGGTGACATCTGCATCTGGAAGCCTTCGCCGAAGACGCCGCTGTCGGCCATCGCCACCATGAAGATCTGCAATGAGGCGCTGAAGGAAGCCGGCTTCCCGGACATCTTCTTCCTGTTCAACGATGCCGGCACCGAGCTTTCGCAGGCCTTCGTGGACGATCATCGCATTCCGCTGATCAGCTTCACCGGTTCCACCAAGGTGGGCCGCCAGGTGGGCGAGCGCGTTGCCAAGCGCATGGGCCGTTCGCTGCTGGAACTGGGCGGCAACAACGCCATCATCGTGGACGAAACGGCCGACCTTAAGCTGGCCATTCCCGCCATCGTGTTCGGCGCCGTCGGCACCGCCGGCCAGCGCTGCACCACCACGCGCCGCCTGTTCGTGCACGAGTCCATCATCGGCGACGTCACCGACAAGCTGGTCGCTGCGTACAAGCAGGTGGAAGGCAAGATCGGCGATCCGACGCTCGCCACCACGCTGATGGGTCCGCTCAACAGCGCCGACGCGGTGAAGGCGTACCTCGCTGCCGTGGAAAAGGCCAAGGCCACCGGCGGCAAGGTGCTCACCGGTGGCGCCGCGCTCAGCGACCGCAAGGGCAACTTCGTGCTGCCGACCATCGTCAGCGGCGTGAAGAACAGCGACGAAGTGGTGCAGACGGAAACCTTCGCTCCGATCCTCTACGTGATGCCGTTCAAGACGCTGGACGAAGCCATCGAGCTGCAGAACGCCGTGCCGCAGGGCCTCTCCTCCGCCATCTTCACGCAGAACCTGAAGTCGGCCGAGCAGTATCTGTCGGCGGCCGGTTCCGACTGCGGCATCGCCAACGTCAACATCGGCACGTCCGGTGCGGAAATCGGCGGCGCATTCGGCGGCGAGAAGGAAACGGGCGGCGGTCGCGAGTCGGGTTCGGATGCATGGAAGGTCTACATGCGCCGCCAGACCAACACCATCAACTACTCCAACTCGTTGCCGCTGGCGCAGGGCATCAAGTTCGATCTGTAA